CGAACTCATCACCTGATACAACATTCTTTAGTATCAACTGAGTTCTCAGTATGTCTGTAAAGAGTCTAGCAAATTTATTTTGCAATCTCTTTGTAAATTTGTTGAACTTAAGTTCATCTCTACTGATCTCTGAAGCACGGCCCATATTAAAACCGTTGTCTGACTCCATTCTACTAATGGGTACATTCAGTGATCGATATAGTTTCTTTTTAAAGTATTCTATATCATCAATATCTGCTAAGTTCTGACCACCTGGTAAAGTAGATATTTCTGTCCCTCTACCACCTTCTCTCCTAGGTAACCAAAAATCTTCAAGCATGGACATATGTCTTCGATCATCTTTGATCTCACCTGTGTCTGAATTGTAAACAAGTTTATTTCTATACTTGTTCATTGTTTCAGCAAGGTATTGTTCTGCCTTTGCTTTTGGTAAGTTACCAACATCAATGTAGAAGATTCTTCTTTCAGGTGCCCTTGATATTCTGTAAATAACAAGTGCATCTTCCATCATTGCTAACTGATTAGAAGTCTTCAGTGCTTTATGCAAATACCCGATTACAATATTCTTAGTGTAATCTAACATACCAGAAGTAGTATAACATACTGCCTCTGGTGCGATTCTAATAGTAGCACCTTCATTAGTGCCACTTCTGTCGAATCCTTTATCGTTGAAGACATAAAACTCTTCAACTTTTTTGATCTTATCGATCTTCGTCTTAGGATCTTTTTCCTTCTCGACGTTTCTGACCTTCTTAATTTTAAGAGGGTCAACATTTCTGATATCTACGATACCTCTATTAGGGTTTTTAGAGTCGACAACTTTATGGAAGTAGATTCTTCCATCGACGTACCATTTTCTGAATAGTTCATGAGAGTTCTGATTGAACTTCATTAAAGATAAGATGTGCTTGAACTCGCCTTGCACCTTCTTTTTGATGCTTTCTGAAAGATCAACATCTTGCAAGTCGAGTGCTACAATTCTATCTTGTGTATCAGATACTACGCATTCATTAACGATATCGTCAATGGCCGCATCGCACTCAGGTACCAAAGAAGTTTCTCTATATCTTCGAATGAGTTGTACTTCATTCTTGATATTTCCTTCCATGTCGACATACGAACCGTATGCCCCTCCTGATATGAAACCACCGGGAGATTGCTGAATGACAGGGGTGCCATCATCGATCTGAGGTGGTACAAACGAAGAAGCAGACTTCTTTTCGATGTCTATTTCTCTTAACTCGTCTTTTCTACGAGTTATTTCAAACCCAAATATTTCCATAATTATATTTATATCGCCCAATCAAGGGCGATATTCACCTTATTAAACGACTCTGTTCCAGTGTGAGTATTGGAATTCAACATCAAATGTCTCCAATGCATCGACTGTCTCATAAGATAAGTCAATTGCACCAATACTAGTTGGAAACATGTTAAAGAATTCGTATCTTGCTAACACTGAGTCGTCTTTGTTAAGTTGTTCGACAAATGCTCTGTCTACTAAGTAATCTAATGATGTCATACCTTCACCAGAATCTAACTCTTGAATGTCTGTTTGCCATTCTTCGAGTGCCGATCTTGCTGAAAACTCTACATCATTAATGATTGTTACTGACCAAGGTTCAAAGGTTCTGTCTCCTGCGAGTTTCAGAATGTGTCCTCTAAAGTTTTGCTCAACAACACCTACTGTAGCGGCAGGGATTTGTGCGGCCTGACATAAGAACTCAATCTTATTGCCAGATCTTGGTATAAAAACTCTAAATCGGTTTGCTCTTGGGCCACCACCGATTAACTGTGCTTTAAACTGATCTATTGTTGCCATGTTTTACTCCCTTATACTGCTCCGTAGATTTCTTCAAACTCTACACCACTTCTTGATGCTACAAAGTTCAAAGTAATAAAGTTAATTGATTTAGCAGGTTTCACGAAGATCGAACATACGAACTCGTTTCTGTCAATGACTGAATCAGTGTTGTTTGATTCGTCACAAACTACTGAGAAATCTATTAAACCACGTCTATTTTTTACATCTCTTAAGAAAGGTTCAACTGCTGATCTAAATTGTGCCCTTGTGAATGCGTCATTGAATTCAAAGAGTTGTGCTTTAGCGGCAATTGAGATTGCTTTCTCTAGTACGATGAACAATCTTCTAACATTGATTCTATCAAATGCTGAAGGTGATGCTAATCCAGTCTTGTCTCCGAATAGAACAGTTCCTTGTCCTGGGAAAGTAACGATTGGATTAATTCTCTTTCTATATAGTTCATCTCTCGATGCTTGTTTTGGATTGAAAGCAAGTTTAGTGATTCCTAAATATTGACCTCTACTGAATCCTGCTGGTGAATACCAAGGATCTTGTAGTAAGTCTGATCTTGCCATGATTCCTGCTGTATGCCCGTTACCTGGGACCCATACATATTTGTCGTTGAATCTATCATACTGATATACCCAACCTGAATCAATCACTAGATATGAACTTGAAGTTACGTTAGTGAAGTCTGCTTCGACATTCGCCAACTGACTTGCTTCGGATGAAACATTTACAATAGATGTTTTTCTTGGTGATGCGATTACTAAGCAGTCTTTTCTTAATTCTGCTAATGAAACTGCACTGTTTACTAATGTGTTATGATCTGAAACTGTGTCACCATTATTTGATCTAGTAGAACCTATGACTAAGAATGAAAAGTCTTGTGTCTCTGCATCTGCAAAGAAGGCATCCCATGCACTAATTTTTTCTACTGTTGTTGGTGCTGTTGCATCTGCACCCCCGGATAATGAATCATTGATTGGTTCTGCTTCTTGTACGAATGCAGTACTTACTGCTGTTGACAGTGTTCTATGCTGTGCTTCATTACCTGTACCCATCAATAATGTTGAGTGACCTGTCCAGTATACGTAACCAGATTGTCTTGCGATTACGTCTCTGTAATAATTTGATTCGCCTTGTTCGTCTTTAGCATCTGAACCGAGTGATAAGAAACCGTGTGTTTCTAATACTGTACCTTTGCTTCCTGAGAAAGCACCATCTTCGTCTACTACAACTACGTGTAGTTCGTCGTTTGATGCTCCTAGTTTTTCAGCATGTGCTGAAGTTCCTGGTGCTTTATCGAATAATGCGTAATGTTCCCACCATCTGTCGACTGACTCGTCATCTGCAACTGCTGTAAGTAACCCGGTTCCAGCGGATTCACCAATTGCTTGAATGGTAAGTGCGTTAGAGGCGATGTCTGTTATTTTATATTTTTGAGCATGAGCAAACTTAATGATATCGCCTACGACGAAATTTGCCCCTGCATCAACCGTGACTGTAGTTGCGCCAACATCATAACCGTCTGCGTTATTGATTGCTGATGCACCACTGTTGAAATATGCGTTGTTAGATGCACATACAGAAACTTGAAGTGAATTACCTAAGACTCCTGCATATTTTGATATCCATCTTCCCACTGTTCCGTTTTGTCCACCACTCTCGTAGGTAGACTCGTAATCCGTTTCGTTTTTAAGAAGTGCCGATGAAGCACCAGATGAGTTTGCACTTTTCATAGCAGAATTACTTATTCTAACTACTTTAAGAGCAGAACCATATCTTAAAAAAGAATCTGCTGAATAAAAGTCTTCAGTCCCTAAGTCTGAGTCTGCTGGTTTGTAGAACTCATCAACTAATTGTTGTCCGCTTGAAACTGTTTTTACTTCGTCAACAGGACCCCATTGGAATACACCTGCAAACGCCCCTACTGTAGAGGACACTGCTGGAACAACATTCGATAGATCAATCTCTTTGATCTGAACGCCTGGTGATACTTGAAATGCCATACTTTTCTCCTGTTAATGTAAAAGTTGATACTAGTTTATTTATAATCCTTTAATTCTCATCACCACTTAAAAACCATCTATCACCACTATTATCTACAAAGGATTCTTGTTCTGAACTATTTCCGAACACCCCTGGTGGTAATAAATCATCTTCTATAAGTTTTTGTTGCTCTGCATATAACAGATTCTTTACTAACTTATCAGTTAAATGGGTGAAATGATCTGTCGTAATAAACCAACTAAACAGTACCAAATTCATTACCATATCATCATGGTAACCTTTATCTGCTTCGAATGATGTACCTTTACTTACAAAGGTCATCAATTCCGTTATTGTTGCTCGATCTCGTAACGTTAATCTATTTTCTTCGAGCAACTCCTTCATAGTAGAACAACCAATACGTTTGATTCTTCTACTCATCGTAACACCAATATCATCTGCTTTAGTCATGCCTTGAACAAAGACATTAGGATATTCTATATCATAATGCAACTGAGTTGCTACCATGCCACCTTCTGCATTGTTTTCTATAATAACTAATGCATCATTATATGGTTTACAATACTTATTTAGTAAATCTGGGTATAGCATGGGACTTACTGTATTGTCTCTATACGTACACACTTGTTGAAATGGTTGTGTCGTTACATCAAATATACTAAACGTTGAGTAATCTAATCCTCTTCCTTTTGATACGTCTACTGTACAGACATATGTGTGGCCTTCTTTAGGTCTCTCGTATACATTTACATTATCTTTATTCCAGAATGCCTCTTCTGCTCTCATGCCCAATAATGTATTACTATTAATAAGTGTATTACCAGTTCCTAAGAAACTGTTACCATACTCTTGTTCGAACTGTGCTTCTGAAGTATTTGCAATAGTTTCTTTCTTCCATGCTTCATCTCTACCTGGCACATCATACCAATTAATAGTAAATGCTTTATACTCTGACTGTTCGTGAATAGCACTTTCGTATATCTTATGAAACATATTACCCACACCATTTGCAGTAGAAGTAATGATTACTTTAGAATCTTTACCAGATGTAACAACGGGATATGTTGCAGTATAGAATGTCTCTGCATCGTCTACGAATGCGAACTCATCGAGGTATAGTAAGTTGATTGACATACCACGAATCGAACTTGATGATGTTGCCGCGGCAACAACTTTACTATCATTACCAAACTCAATTGACCCTTTGTTAAGAATCTTAACACCAGGTTGTAAGAAGAACGGCACTGATTCTAGCATAGTAACTAAACGAGCAATCATCTCTCTTGCAATTGCACCTTTGTTAGCAAGAATTGCCACTGTAACTTCTGGATTAAATAGTATAAACCATAATAAGTATGCACAAGATGTTATTGATTTACCACTTTGACGTGATGCAAGTACTACATTGAAACGATTAGAATTGTAAAAGTCTATTAGATTCTCTTGATAACCACGAAGTTTAAAGGGTACCATACCCTCATCTAATGAAATGATCTGTGTATATGTCTCAATGAAGTAAGAAGGATTTTCTGAACACTTCATGTATTCTTCTAGTTCTTCCTTGGTGTATTGTATTTCTACACCAGATCTTTTAATCAGTGGATTCCCTAAGTATCCTTCGTTTTTAGGTTTCATTATTCTTCAGCACCATCTGGTGAAAAAGATGTTAATCTTTTACGCCATTTGTGTATGTTCCAGTGTGTTTCTTTTCCACTAAAGTTTGTTATAATATGTTTGCCATCAAAAGATGATTCCCAACCCAGATAATTTAAGTCTGGTCTAGTTAGTGCAGGACCGTAGTCATTATATAAATCTATGAATTTACCTTCCCATACCTTAGAATTAATTTTAATATTAGTATTTAATCTAGTGCCAAATTTATCTGGTAATACACCTTCTAGTTCAAGTAATTCTATAAACTCTTGTGTTCCACCTTCATAGGTATTTGGATCGATTTTTGTTTGTAGTCTTTCTTCTTCAATAATATCAACATCATATAATGTCATCATGTTAGGATATATTTTGTCTGCCCATCCCTCTTTCACTGCTCTCTCAGTTATGAACACACCAATCTCTGCTACTAAGTTAGATGAGAAGTTTTCATGTAGATAGATATCACATTCTGGTAGTTCATGAGTTTCTATATCACCAGTAATTATTTCTATATCGTCTGGTAATATACGTCTAGACATTTCGGCACGT